GCTCGCCAACACGGTGATCGAAAGCTACCGGATCAAGATGGGCTGAGCCGATGAAGGCCGCGCTGCTGCATGCCCCGCGCGAGGATCTGCGCATCTTGCAGGTGCCAGACCCGGAGTGCCCGCTGTAGCGTGCCACGCATTTTTTCAGAGTTTGCCACGCAATTTTTCAGCAAACGCTTTTTGGTCGAGCGGGCCATCAAGGCCCCTTTAAGGGCCGCTTAATTACCCTCTTCGTCCTCGCCGCGCTCGACGTCAACCCGGCTGCGCAGGCCGGAGCCCAGCTCGTGCTCCACGCGCCGGATGTGCCACTCGCCCGATAGCTCCGCCCGGATGTCGGGAAGGTCGACCAGCCCGCCCGCGAACAGCCCGGCGTCGAAGCCGCCGAGCTCGAGCGTGCCCTTTCCGAGCCCCCGGCGCGCACGGTTGAGCGCGGCATCTGCGGCCCGCTTTGCGGCCCCCTCCGAGGCGTACACCTCGCGCAGCTCGAGGATGGGCTCGCCCTCGCCGACCTCGACCACGCGCACTTGCCCGGCGCCGATCTCCGCCCACTCGGCCTTCACGGTCTTGTAGACCTCGCGGCCGGACAGGTCGAAATTCCAGCGCATCAGCCTTGAGAGCGGCAGAAGCACGGGCGGGATGTCCTCGCCCTCGGCCGTCTTCTTCGATCCCCGGCGCACGACAACGAGCCGCCCGGCTGCGGGCTTGGCTGTCGCGTCCAGGGCTTCCGCCAGGCGCGTGAGGAGGTGCAGGTCGCTTTCCGCCGTCTGTGCGACCATGTCATAATGCGTGGTGGCGATATCCTCGCCGACCACCGGATCAAGCCCCGCCTCGCCGGCGATCTTCTTCACGATATCGCCCAGGGTCACATCCTCCCAGGCGCGCGTCTTCGGCGACCGTATACGGCCGGTCATGTCGGCCGCCTGGGCGCGGATCGTGATCTTCTGGACAGGCCCCTCCACCGACACCGCATCGACCACGTAGAGCCCCATGGGTGAGAGGCCGGTCTCGCGGTAGCCCAGGCGCAACTTCAACTCCGCCTCCCTGGGGGGCAGCGCGACGCGGCTGTCGCGATCGTCGATCTGCAGTGTGAGCCGGTCGGCCTCGAAGCCCTGCTCGTCGACCAGGCGCAGCGACACCAGCCTGTCACGCACGAGCGGCGTGATATCCGAACCATCGGCCTCGATAAGGAAGTCCGGCGTCACGTCTCTCTCCCCCAGAGCCGGATTTGCGACACCGCGGGCGCCGTGACGCGGTCGGGCAAGCGCACATCGACACCGGCGGGCAAGATCGGGCCGCGCCCCGCGAGCCCCGGATTGGCGCGCAGGATGTCGAGCGTGTAGCCGTCATCGCCATATTCCGCCCAGGCTATGGCGTCGACGGTGTCGCCTTGCTGCGTGGTGTAGGTCGTCATAGCAGGTCCGCCCCGTAAGCGCGCAGGGTCACCGTGAACTCGATCTTGCGCGGCGCGCCGTCACGCATGAAGTAGCTCTTTCGCTCCTCGACACCGACGATCACCCACTGCTCCCAGATCCAGCCGAGCCCGTCGACCAGCATCATCGGCCGGCCCAGATCGGCCGTGGCGCGCATCAGCTCAACCTGCCGCAAGCCCCCCTTGAAGTGCGGGTAAATCACCCCTTCAAGCACCAGGTCATGGGCATCCGGCCCGAGGTACTGCAGCGCCGGCGCGCGGCCGACGCGGTCGAGCTTCTCCCACCGCCACGCCGCCTGCCGCGTGAGCGACTGGTAGGCGGCGTGGTTGACGCCGAAGCGGAATGCGCCGAGCGCCATCATCACCAAGCTAGTCCCGATCATACTGCCCTCCATCGTGCAGGCCGTTCTCCGCGCCGCTCTCGCGCCCGATGCGCTCGATCTCGCGCCGCACCTCGGCCGCGATGTCCTGCGGGTTCATGCCGGGTGCCGCGTGGATATGGATGTCGCCGACCGTCACGCCACCGACCTGTTGCCCTCCGCCCGCGCCCACCAGGCTGGGGCTGCGATCGATGATCGGCATCTCGGCCGTCATTGCCGCCGGATCGAATGCGCCCAACGACGGCATGTCGATCGCCCCGGCCGCCGCCACTGTCGGGACGCCCGCCATGGACGCGGCCATGATCATGCGGGCAACGCGCGCCGGGATTACCCGACCCGCGACGTCCGGCACGAATATCTCCTCCCCCTGCTCGTTGATCCGGTATCCGAAGCCCGGGCGCACCGAGCCGCCAAGGGCGCGCGCACCGGCCGGGCGCGGCTCGCCGCTGGTCGCACCCGTCGGCGCCGCCCCGCTGGCCGTGCCGCCGGGCAGGTTGCGCAGCCCGTCGGAAAGCTGCCTGACCCGCTCCAGCGCGCGCTCGATCGACGTGATATTGATTTCCGGCGCGACCTCGGTATCGGACAGGAGGGCAAGCGCAGCCTCCAGCTGATCCGACTGCGCCTCGGCCTCCGCGATCTGCTCGACCAGCGCCTCGAGCTCGGCCCGCGCCTGCCCGAGCCGGCGGCGGCGCTCGGCCGAGGCCATCATGTCGCCCGGCCCCATCGGCCCGGTGAGCTGATCCTCAAGCGCGGCGATCTCGGCGCGGGTGGCCTCCGCCTCTTCGCGCAGCTCCGCAATGCGCTGCGCGGGAAGGGCGCTTCGCCCGGCCGCCGCCTGGACCGTTTCAGCGGCCTGGCGCATCTCGGGCGTGAGTTGGTCGAAGCCGGGCATGTCCGCCACGACCGGCGCCTCGACGATGGGCCTGTCGTCGCGCCCCATCAGCCAGAGCAGCCATGCGGGCGGCTCGGGCCATGTGATCAGATCGCCAAAGTCGATCCTGCCGATGAATCTCCAGCTCCAGTCGGGCAGGAAGTCGCTCCACTCGAACCCGAAAATCAGCTCCATCAGGGCCGTGAAGGGCGCCAGCGGCAGCCATGTCGCCCAGGAGATGACCTCCAGAAGGTTCCCCCAAGTGAACCAATCCTTGATGTCCTCGATGTAGCCGCTGAGCGCGTCAAGGCTGAGGTATTCATCCCAGCCGAGGGGCGTAATGAGATACCGCCAGAGCAATTCCCCCGCCAGCAACGCCCAGCCGATCGGACCAATAAGCGCCCGCCCGCCAATATTTGCAGCCCAAACGAGCGGCCTGATCAATGCGCCCCAGCCGCCCCTCGTCATCCCCAGAACGCCAAGCCCAAGCGAACCCCACCGAATGGCCGGTATGAGCCGCCGCGTCCACCTGAGAGGCGTCACCAGCGCACTTACCGCCAGCCGCGCACCGCCTGTCGCGATCGTGCGGAAGCGCAGCGCCGACAAGCGTGGAATGAGCGCAGCAGCCGCCCAACTAAGCGGCCTGAACAGCGCCGACACAGCGAGCCTGCTGCCGACAGCCAGCGCGATCCATGTTGCCCGCGCCAGCCGAGGAATAAGGGCGCCCCATGCCAGCGCCTTGAAAAGCCCTGAAACGAGCAGACGCCGGCCGCCAGTCGCAAGGGCGAAGAAAAGCGCCCAGGTAAGGCGCGGGATCAAGGCCACCCACCTCAGGGGCGTCAAGAGCCGCGACAGCCGCAGCGCGCGCAGCCCCGACAGTCGCGCCAGCCCGCCCACGACGCTGCCCAGCATGCGCCCGAAGATGCGCAGGGGCCACATCACGATCCTCAATGCCAGCCGCAGACCCATGACGCCGGCGGTGACCAGGGCCACCCCCTTCGCAACCGCGGGTGATGCCTCGATCCACCCCAATAGGCGCGACAGCACGCTACCGAGCCAGCCGCCCGCGACCTCGCCCCACTCGCCCCACGCCTCTGTGCTCTCGCGAAGCGGCTCGATCAGCGCGCCCAGCCAGCGAACGATGGGACGGATCATATCCAGAAGCCAGAGCCCGGCCATGCGTGCCTGCTCGGCAAGCCCGGCCAGGATATCCTCGAGCGGACCAATGGCTGCGCTCAGCTCACGCCCGAAGCCGCGCGCAAAGGCGAGCAGCCCGCGAAGCACCTCACCGATCACCTCCAGGGACCGCGCCACGACGGGCGATGTCGTGACCCACTCATACAGCCCGCTAAGCGCATTTCCGAGCGCAATGCCGGCGCCAATCCCCCAGGCCCGCCACGCTCCTGCGCTGGCATCCAGCGGCGCCACCAGCGCGCCGACCCACTCGGCCAGCGCCCGCGCCCGATCCATCAGCCAGTCAAGCAGGGGTCCCGCCGGCCCGATTGCTACGCGCAGCCCTTCACCAAAGCCCTGGAAGAAGGACAGCAGCCCCTCCCAGTTGTTCCATATCCACAGGCCCGCCAGCGCAATGCCGGCGACGATCGCGCCGATCCCGCTGGCCAGCAGCGCCACGCGCAGGGCGATCATCGCCCCGCGCACCAGCGCGAAGGGGTTGAGCAGGGCCAGCAGCGCGCGGCCCAGCACCGGCAGGAAGGCCACCAGCCGCCCGCCCGCGCCGATCAGGCGCAGCACGGGCACGGCCGCCGTGAGGGCGGCAAAGCGCAGCGCCAGCGAGGCCAGCCGCATGGCAAAGAGGCCCGCCGTCGCGATGCCGATTTGGCGGATCAGCTCCGGGTTCTTCTCGACCCAGTCGCGGAAGATGCCCACCACCGGCATGACGCCTTCGAGCAGGGCGTTGAGCTCGGGCAGCAGGACCGAGCCGATGGTTGTCGACAGCGCTGTGATAAAACCCCGCAGGCGCGCCACCGCGTTCGCCGTGGTCGATGCCTGCTGCTCGTATTCCTCCAGCATCGCCCCGGCAAAGTCCGACGGGTCGGCCACCAGGTCGAAGCTCTCGCGCAGCAGGTCGAGATTGTTGAGAAGCGGGGCGATGGCGCCCATGCTTTCCTCGCCGAAGAGCTGCGAGAGCGCCGCGCCCCGTCGCGCTTCCGGCAGCTCCGAGAGCGCGGTCATCACGTCGGTGATGGCGCCGCGCGCATCGACCTGCATGCGCTCGGCCATCTCGGTGGCGTCGAAGCCCAGCCCCTCCATGACGCTGCGCTGACGCGCTGTCATGGCCTCCCCGCGCGTGAGTGCGCCGGTGAAGTTCTTCAGGGCGGTGGCCGCGATTTCCGGGCTCGCCCCGCCCGCCAGGAACGCCGCCGAGAGGGCCGCGACCTCGGTCTCCGCCAGGCCCGCAGTCATCGCCACGGCTCCCTGCCGCCGGATCACCTGGACGAGGTCCGGCGCGGCGGCGTTCATGCTGTTCGAGATGTGGTTGACCGCGTCGCCAAGGGAGAGCGCGCGCTCCTGCGTGAGGCCGAGCGCCCCGCGCCATTGCGCCATCGCCTCACCGGCCTGGGCGGCGGACATGTCGAACGCCACCCCCATCTGCGCCGCATCGCGGGCGAAGGCGATGAGCTGCGCGCGCCGCTCTTCGTCGGGCAGGGCGTCGTCGATAATCCCGGCCTGACCGGCCGCCTCGATGATCGAGGCCACGCCCTCAGCCGCCATCGGCAGACCGCCCGAAGAGGTCAGCGCGAGGATGTCGTCGCCGAGGCGTTCAATGGCGGTTTCGTCGTCGAACGTCACGACCCGGCGCACGCCGGCCATCGCGGTTTCGAACTGGATGGCGGGCTGCATCGCGCGGTAGAGGCCATAGCTGATCGCGGCAGTCTCGAGCGCGGAATTGCGCATCGCGGCGCGCTGCGCCTCAAGCGCCTCGAGGTGACGATCGGCGAAGGCGGTGGCGCGGTTGCCGGCGGCGGTTGCGCTTTCGGCGATGCCGCTGAGCGCCCCGCGAACCTGCCGCGCCGGCGCGCTGACCCGATCGACCAGCCTCAGGATCATGGCGATGTTGAGATCGCTCATCTCGAGCCTCCGTACGCGCGCGCCTCCGCCTCCCTGCGCTCGCGCGCCATGGCATGCCAGCGTGCGAGCTCTTCGAGTTCCATGGCCATCATCTCGGACGGCTGGACGTGCAGGACCATGGCCACGTCGGCCATGGCCTGCTCGACGTCATCGGGGAGCTTCAGGCGCTCCCCTGCGGCGCCAGCCCCTCCAGCTGCTCGGGTCTCGCGAAAAAAAGCAGCAGCTTTCCCGACAGGTCGGTGAAGTCGGCCGGGTCCAGCGCGGCCACCTGGTCGGGTGTCAGCGCCGGGCGCGTCACGCGCGGCAGGAGCGTCATCAGGGCGGTGACATCCATCTGCAGCACGTCGGTCATCTTCAGACCGCGCAGCGCGCCGACCGAGGGCTTGGTGACCTCGATCTCGTGGATTTCCTTTTCACCGTTCTTGAGAGGCGCGCTCAGCCGCGTCTTCTGGGTCTTGTCGCTCATGTCTCAGCTCCCTCAGATGCCCATGGCGCGGCGCAGCTCGGCGAGCTGATCGACCCCGCCGATGACGCGCACGCCGTTCTCGATGTCGATCTCCCACAGCTCCTCGCCGTCCTTTTCGAGGCGGTAGTAGTCGACCTCCATAGTGATCTTCAGGGTCGACTTGTCGCCGGCCTTCAGATCCTCGGGACCGTTGATGCTGATGCGCCCGCCGAGGGTGGCGATGTAGGTGTCGGCCGAGAAGTCGTCCTCGCCCATGGCACCGGGGCGCATGACGAAGCGCGTACGCTTGCCGAAGGACTTGAGCAGCGCCGGGTCCCATTCGGCGAAGGTGATCTCGGACTGCATGCCCTCCATGCCCATGTCGATCGCGACGGGGCCATCCATGCCCGCGCCGCGATGCGCCTCGGTGTTGAGGGTGATCGGAGGGAGTTTCGCCTCGTCGACGCGCCCGAAATAGCTCGTGCCGTCGACGAAGGCGTTGAAGTTGCGGATAGTGCGGGGGTACGCCATTTGCCGGTCTCCTTAGCTGGCCTGGGCGACATCGGCGACGAGCTCTTCGTAGTACTCGCCGTTACGATGTGCGCGGAAGATGAGGTGCTCGAGCGGCGCGGGCGGCTCGATGTCGAAATCGAGATAGAGCTTGCCGGCCTTGAGCTGGGCCTCGGTGTTGAGCTCGGGATCGAGCCAGACGCGCCCGCCCAGGATCGCGCCGAGCGCCTTGAGGTGGCGCAGGTAGGCATCGACCCCGTCGCGGATGTCGTTGATCAGCTGCGCCGAGAAGGGGCGGTCCATGGCCCACAGATGCGCCTGCTCGACGCTCTCGTAGATCATGTCGGCCGTGCGCCGCACGCTCAGGAAGGCCCAAAGCGGGTCGGCGGTGGTCGAGCGGTTGCCCCAGAGGCGGTAGCCGTCCTTGCGCACGATCGTCGCAACCTCGTTCTCGTTGAGGATGTTGGCGCGCGAGTTCGGATCGGACAAGCCGAAGGACACCGCCCGGGCCGTGCCGGTGATGCCGTTGATCAGCTTGTTCGAGGGCGACCACCAGAAGCCGTTGTCGGCATCGGTGCGCGCTATCACGCCCGCCACCCGCGCCGAGGCCGGAGCGACCACCTCCTTGGCGGCCACGGTGTCGAACACCGTCACCCAGGGGTCGACGATATAGACCCGGTCGGAGCCGAACTCGCCGCGATACTCGATCGCCTCGGTGTCGGTGGTGTTCGGGCCGTCGGCGATGATGACCGCGCGCAGCCGCTGGGCGATACCAACCATCTCGCTGACCACGCCGGTGTTCTGGGTAAAGCCCGGGGCGATCAGGATGCGCGGCGAGACATGCACGATGCTCTCGGCCGCGGCGAGGGCTTGCAAACCCTCGTAGTCGCCGGTCACACCGTCGACACCGCCGATGATGTTGGCCTGCGTCTCCGCGTCGTCGGCGCCTTCCTCGACCCGCACGACCACCACGACGGCGCCGGCCTGGTCGAAGATCGCATCGAGCGCGCCGGGCAGCGTGCCCAGCCCCTTCCCGGTGGCGTCGAGCTTTGCGGCCTCGCGCCGGCTGCCCGCGATGAGCACGGGCGTGTTGAGCGGGAAGGGCTCTTCGGCGCCGCCCGAAAGCGCGGTCGCTGTCTTGGCGCGCACGACGCCGGAGCCATCGCTGGTGCCGGCATGCGCGACCGCCACCAGGGCAGCGGCGTCGGTGTCGCCCTCGATCGCCGTCTTGACGTCGGCCGCGGTCGAGGTGATCGCGCCTTCGAGGTCGGTCGCCAGGGCCACCGAGATGGCATTGCCGTCGACGGTCACGGCGATCGTGGCGCTGCTCGTGCCGGGGTCGGTGAATGCGACGGTGATCAGGTGGCCGTCGAGCCCGGCGGCCTGGGCGGTGAACTCCAGCGCGGTGTCGAGCGCGGTGGAGCCCAGGGTCAGGGTTGCCGCCGTGGCGCCGGCGGCGTCGGGCGCGGTGCCCACCACCCCGATAACCGAGGAGCGGACGGTACGGATCGGGCGCAGGCCGTCGTCGATCTGGACGACCTCCACCCCGTGAAGGAACTGCTCAGACATTGAAGCCTCCTTTGAAGAGCGTGTTCAGGGTTCGTGAATTCGGGCGGGAGCTCATGCGC